AAAAGGTACTCCCACAATTTTTATGATTATCCCCGTCTATAAGTAATATATTTCCTTCTTCTATGATAATTTCATTTTTATCTTCATCTTCCATACCTACAAATATATCATCTAATTCCCAATCAATTTCCCATTCTTCTTCCTCCTCTTGATCATGAAAATAATTACTGTAATCTCGATGTTGACCTATATGAGTAATTTTCAAACCTTTCATAGTTCCTGCATAAGTATCAACTTTTACTTCGAGTATTTGTCTATGTTCCCATCCACCTCTTGATATCCATGATCCATCGTCAGTCTCCCATATTTCTTTACAGTGACCTTGAGAAAGTTCATTAAACAGTTTTATCCATGTGTTCTTGTTTTTATAAAATAATTTACATAAGCAACATTCTTTTTTCTTAATTTTCTTCGGCACAGAAGAATATTTCTTTATAAAATCTAAATCTGGTAAAGGAGGTAAATCCATTTTTTTCTTCTTTTTTTTATTGAATTAATTAAATCAAAAACGTATCAAATTTAATTTATTTTATGAATTCCATAAACAGTGGCTCCACCAGCGGATATACCAGCTGCAACGGTTCCGATACCAACTATCGGACCCAAAAGAAAACCGATTGTACCTAATAAACCTCCACTAACTACTATAGCAACATCTCTAATTTTAGTTAAACTGTTTACCACTATGTTGTTTGCTTCTTCTAAATTCTCTGTAGCTATTTCTGTATTTTTAACCCCGTCATCTATATTTTTAGCACCTTCGTCTATTTCTTCTCCTTGTTCATCAACCATCACACTTAAAGATTTCCATATTTCTTTTATTCCTTCCATATCTTTTTCAATTTCGTAAAGCGAATCGTCCCTTTCTTTTGCTATTATCATTTCTATATTATTTTCATCACTGTCAAAATCATCAAAATCTAATTCTGTTGTTTCCATAAAAATAAAACTATCTATTAAATATTCGTCATCACTATCGTTTTTATTATTTTTATTATTACCAAAATAACCTAACAGATCCATTTTATTATGGAATTATATTTTAATTTTCTATCAAATATTATAAATAAATATATTTATCCTTTCGGACAAATATATAATACTATGTTTTCATTTATATGCCAACTTAACAATTCTTTTTAATTCTTTATCTTCAAATTTTTTCCTAATTGGTTCAATAATACTGTTTAATGCATCTATAATTCCTAATTTAAGATCTCCTGGATGTAATTTCTCAGTTGCATAATCTTCTTTAACTTTAGTAAATGTATCATATGTAAGAATTCCTCCATATTTTTCCGGTCTATTAATAGTGAATATTTGTTTTTTATATTTTAAAAGTGGAAATATAATCTTTTCTAAAAGTGTAAGAAGACTATTATCTTCAGAATCTCCTGGGAAACAATAAGCTTTATTGATTTTTTTCTTGATTTTATTTTTAGTATCTAACAGGTCAATTTTTGATTCTTCATTACTGGATGACATCTTATCCAGTTGCACATTAATATTTTCGTGCGAATTTAATTCTATAAAAGTTTTGATAGAATCAAAAATAGCTTCAGTATTTCCATTATTATTAATAATATCTGTAAGCTTCTGTTTTATTTCTTCTGTATTGTCTACTTTTTCTTCTTCTTTTGAAAATCTTAATCCAGGAACCATTTCAGTCATAAAATGTATTCTTTTTTTGTATCCAATTTTGGGCATAAACTTCCTACTGTACATCATAATCTTACGCTGATCAATACCACCATACTCAACATCAGCTCCAAGGTACTGCTCATCCAGAGCTTGCAAACCGGGATAGAGTAAACCAGTCATCATAGGATTGTCAGATTGTTTTACAACTTCTGATCCAGCATGTTTAGCTTCATGTAAAGATGTTATCGAGTTTAACTTATAAACATCCATTGTATATTCTTTTGATAATTGGTAATCCGTTCCATTTACAAATTTTAGTTTACTTATATTAATACCTAAACTTGCAAGTATAAACTTTATCATTTCTGTGTAATATTTTTTCCTATGTTCTAAAGTTTTGAGTGTTGATTTCATACTATCTAAAAATGCGTGTAAATCTGCAATCAGAATAGTTACTTCGCAATCCGCTTTTAAATAATCTGCAATCTTTAATAATGGTATAAAATAACCTATATGAATTTTACCAGTTGGTGCTGTTCCAAAATAAATCTTTAAAGGTCTCACTTTCATAATTGCCTTTATAACATTTGTATCGCCAACGATCTCCTTAAGATTCCTAGTAACAAGATTGTATCTTTCATCTAAATCCAAAGAGTTCATTTTATTTATAGTAATTTACTTTACTTTTATAAATTTAATAAAATATCATTTTTTATTAAAACTGTTTGGAATTATATTTTAATTTTCTATCAAATATTTCAAACGTTTGTCTTTTTCATTCCAAACAGTTTCTATCTTTTTTGAAACTAAAGCCCTTACATGAATTATATACTCATCTAATTCTTTTTCTTCTTGAGGAATCAATTTTCCATCTTTATCATATTTTTCTTCAGATTTTTTGTTATCTATCAAAACATTACCCAAAGTAATTTCTAACGATGCATCTAAAGTTCTCAGGACCATTGCTGTATCAGCGTTCAGGGTTGATGGTTCATATCCGTAATAATAAACTGAATATCCTGGTTCAGCGGGGATAGATTTTGAATGATCATGAGGTTCATCCTTATCAAAATGTATGTTGGATAGTTTGTCAAATTTCTTAATACCACCATATTGTAATGAAACTACCGAACAAGGATTTGATCCTTGGTTTAAATTATCATAATTAGTTGTGTAATTAGAAAAGTTTCTATAGGCAATGCATTTTTTGTTTTGAGCAACCCAAAATAACGCTTTACAAGGAATTTTTGTTTTAAGTGGGATAATACAAGTATTACCAAAAGAAACTTCTTTTTTTATATTAATTATATTATCTACATATATAACTCTCCTTATTTTTTCTTTTGTTATAGGATCTATGAGTGGTTTCTTTGTCAAAGGATCGATTCCTTTCAACCAATACCTTTCTTCATCAGTTACCAAAGAATAATCGTTCCATAATTTTGGAATAGGAAAATTTTCATCACTATTCAAATAATTCATGTCAACCTTTTTCATCTCAACCCATACAGGGTTTTTGTTTTCATCAAGAATCTTTTTTCTCATACGTAACACTTCATGTATTTTTCTTATTTTATAGTGATATTTTATATCACCTGAACTTTTCAATACTAATAGACCAACTCTTGTATTTTTGGTATAATGATAGGGTTGATGAACCGATAGTGTTTTAGCTGGAAGTTCAGTTTTCCAATCTGTTAAACAAGGAATATTACCAATCATTATATCATATCCATGTTTTCTATTATGTTGAGAATAATTATCCATCCAAATCGTATCTATCCTTTGGTGACGTTTATTATTTATTTTTAATTCTCCTTTATATACAATGTTATGACCTGGATTATGGGGATAACATATCTCTATAGCATGTTTCCATTTGTCTTTTACACTTATTGTTGGTAGTTCGATATGAAGTCTGGTATCTAATATAACATCGAAATCGTTGCTTGCCGTGTATACAATTTCTTTTTCTTTTACTACCGATGTTGCTTGGAGTTTAGTTTTTACACTCCATGAATATTTAGTAAAGTTACAAGAAAATCTAGAATTAACTTTATAGTTAGAATTGTTAGGATCTGTAGTAGGATTGTTAGGATCTTTTTTTATCGGTAAATGAATGTCCTTATGATTTTTTGACAAATTTTTAATCTCTGTTTCTAAAACGTTTTCATCCATCTTTAAAATGATGCATCGTTTATTTAAGATATTTAATATTTTTAATTATATTTTTATTGTTTTTTTTCACAAAACATTGCTATATCAAACCCATACCAACCAACCATTAACAATTATACATAACAAAACATTGTTTATATTATTATTTTATTACTATTTAGTGTTTGAGCATCTGAATCGGCTATCTAAATTTTATTTTTGAGAAAAATTGATTCGAAGTTTAAACAAATACCCTTTTTAATAAATAATGGCAACAGCAGCATCATCACCACCAGCAGAAGCAATAAGAAACCCACTCAACCTCAAACCAAAAGATTTTGGAGAGAAACTCGATCAATTGGCTAAACATCAGAACAACTTACAGAAGCTTTCAGCAAAGGTCTATTCTTTAGGCAAGACCCAAAGACTCCAATATCCTAATGGAGTAACAGTAGGACGTAAAGAATTAAGATCTCTTAATTCCCAGTTTGTGAAAGAAATTAAAGATCTTAAGAAGAACTATACAGCTCATGGTAAGAGACTCAGAAAACCTCGTTCAGGAAAAGGAAAGAAAGCAGGATTCAGTGTAAACGGAATCTTTGTAAGTGATAACATGAGGGAATTTTTCAGTAAAGCTAACTTGGGACCATCTGATCCTCTCAACCCAAATTCAGAACCTCTTAACAAAGTTTTATCTGTAGGAATAAATGGAACCACCACCCACGGCATCATGACACCTTTATGGAATATTTATATTTATATGAATAAGATGCAAAAGGATCCTAAGAACAAGCAATACAACACTGCTACAGCTGAAATGAACAAATACTTTCAAAACACTTACAGAACATTGGAAGCTATGGACCAAAGATATTTCAAAGCTGATAAGAATGGAGTAAGAAAGCCTATTCCTAAATTTGACCCTAACAGATTTAGATTCGCAAATGTTCAACAGATCGTTTCTGTCAATAGCATCAAGAAGAAAGATCTTGATCCTCAGAGACTTGCTATTCTTGAAGACCAGGCAACCAAAGATCGCTTGCAAGGAGAACAGGCTCTTGTATCTCATGTCAATGATCACTACAGATGGGTCAAGTCAGGAATGAAGAAGACTTTTGAACAATTTCGTGCAGATGAAATTGCTAAGAAAGAGAAGAGAAGGAGAGGTTAATAGGTCAATAAGTCAAACAACCAAAAAAATATATTTTATGATAAACATCATAAAATAATACCATTCATATAAAATGGAAGGAATAGTTCAGAGAACACTTTTTTCTCAAGAATCGGTTAAGATGCTTCACGAAATAGATTTCAACATAGAATCTGACACCCGTATTAATATTAAATACAAAGAATGTATGCTTGTATTATTTTATGCTGATAACGCAGAATCAAAAAAATTAACTGAAATTTGGCTAGACGCAGCAAAACAAGCAGTAGGTCCTATTTTTGCTGCTTGTAATTTGGCTGTAGACAGGAAAGTAGCACAAGCTTTTAATTCACTCAATATGGCTAATGGGGCTCTTCACTGGGCAGCGTTAAAAACTGTTCCATTTGTCTTGATATATCAAAACGGATGGCCTATAGCTTTTTATAATGGAGAAAGAGCTGTTCAACCAATCATTGATTATTCTCTTACCTTGGCTTGTAAAGTTGATTATCATGAACCAGAAAATTTATACGGAGGAATGAAGATAGAAAACAATCTTAAGATGGCAGGAATCGTTCAATACGGAATACCCAAAAATCCGTTTAAGAAAGATTCTCTTCAATACACATCTGATGAAAATATTAGAGGATATCCTGTGTTGGAAAAAGAGCTACAAGATACGTCAAATGATAATAATAAAGAAACACCAGCTGAAGGAACAAATCCCCCCGAATTAGTAGGAGGGGTTAGATTAACACCTCAAGGTACTCCTATTATCGGAGCAGAAACTGGTGAGTCCGAAGAAGAAATACCTCCAGTACCAACATTTCAACCTCCACCAATCCCAAATTAGTTTATTTATATATTTTTAAATATATAAATTATCTTAACTTTTTAACAGTAAAAAGCATAAGCAATAACAAAGATGATAAAGCAAATTATAATTGCGATCACAATAGCACTCAAAAGAGCGTTCATGCAGTCAACTTCATCGGTGACTTCGCAATCTTTCTTTCTCATCACGTGCTCAGGTTTGAAGAAAAACAAAAGCATAAAGATGATAAGGATCAAAATCACAAACCAGAAAAGACCAGCTCCCTCATACCCATAACCAAGGTGTTTATTTTGCATTCCATAAACGGAATCGTTAGCATTCATTGACATATCCGACATTTTTATTTTATCAGAAAAATCTTGTTGAAAAAATATTTTTTTATTTATCTTTATCTAACTTTTTAGTTTGGAGCTATAAAGAAAAAATGAGATTAGCAATATAAATAACATATATTTATATTAATTGTTTTATTATCTGTATGATTTCATAGATATTCATATTATTTAGTAGTATCCACCTCTAAATCCCCATTGGAAGATCCAAATAAGAAAGATAGCAATGAGAGCAATGATTACTGCCCACAATAATACCTTACCTTGATCAACTTCTCCGGTGACGTTATCTTCATCATCAGTCTTTTGTACAAAGTCTGGTTTCAAAGCAAATAGCAAGAACCAAACAATGATACCGATAACAAGGAACCAAAATAGGAAGAACCACCACCCGTTTCCACATCCGGAGTTATTATCGTAATGTTCTTCAGATCTATTCATGCATTCTTTCGCTAAGCTTGAGATTGGTTGGTTTACTGACACGTTTGACATTTTTAAAATGTGTCGATTTTTTTTCCTTATTTTTTTCTTCTATCTTTCTTAATTTATCTTCTTTGTGATAAACATGATAAAGAGAGTTTTTGATATTGTTTGGTAATATTTTTATGAATTTTATTCATTATAAAAATAAATAAAAAAAATCACAACGATTTAACTATGATTAATTTTGGGAAAATTTTCGGTTTAGCGATGTTCAGAGTGACTATTTTAGCGGTGTTATAATTTTTAAAATGATAAAGAATGGGTGTTTCGTTGTTATTTATATTATTTAAGTTTGGCGAACATTTTGTTAATTCTATTGTTGGTTCTGAAGCTTCCACAGAACCAGATGAAAGTAATAAATCTATAGCAGTTGTAATATTATCATGTTGAATTGTTGGTCTTTCAGTTTTTTGTTTTGACATTAATTTTATTTTACTAAAAATTTTTATATTAGCGATCATTTTTGTCTCTATTATTTTTGATATATAAAGATGACTGAAGTTAATATTACCCCGTTTGATAACGAAATATCTATTAGGTATAAATGGGCACGTCACTTTAATATTCCTTTAGAATTAATAATTGTGTCAACTGAAATAGTAGGTGAAAAAGAAGAAATTACTTATACTAACGGTTTTCAATATATTATAGATTCTATCAGCAATAATAATAATCTTAAAACTATTTATGATGATATAGCTGATAAAATAGATACAGAAAATATAACTATGATATATGCCGCAGTATCTAAAAATAAGTTAGAAGATAAACTCGCTGAGATAAATCAACTATACGTAGATATAGGAGAAGAACAAAACATTAGGGATACTAATGAACTAAGACTATTATTAATCGATTGGAGAGAAAATTACACTAGTGATCTTTTAGCAGACAAAGAAGACTTAGATAAACTTGAGAAAATTCATAATGAATTGAGCAGATATCCTGAAATATTAACATCTCCTATAAAAATAGATAGAGTGACTATAAAGGCTGCTCCTACATTAAAAAACTCAGTACCAACTCCTGATGATGGAATAGATATGTTTGATCTAGGAAATCCTTCTTATGACGTTCCTTATATTAGATATAATAGTCCAGATACCTCTTTATTTAAACTTTACAAAGGAGAAAGTGATGATACCCTACCAAATTATAAAATTATCGTTCCCACAACTCAAAATAATAAAAAAGATACATTTTATATGAAAGTATGGACGGGGAAAGGAACTCTTAACAAAGCTACCAAGGAATCATACATGAATACAGTATATAATTTAGATGAAAACATTTTAACTATCAAGAAAACTCCTATTGATGAAGCTAACACACAAAAAAAGATATTAGATAAAATAAGTCAAACGTTACAAATAAATATAGATAACGTTATTGAAACTAGCATTAGCGGAGAATTCTTTTTGTTTGATTTGGACCTAAACGATATATATTTAGTTGATATGATTCTTAATACTGAACTTATGGGATCATACTTATTTGTTAAAGAAACAATAACATCATATGCCGATAAAAAACAATTAAAGGTATACTACAAATCATATAGTGGTTTTGACGAGGAAGAAGAAGCTGGAGAAGGATATATTGTTAATCCGGCTTCTGTTGCAGCTTCTTTAACCCAAAATTATTCACAAGGAGGAGAAATAGTGATGGTTGAAACGCCTCAAGGACCGACTAAATTTAGACTTCCTCCCGGATTGCCTTATATCAGAGCTAAGATAACTCAAGCAGAATCAAGAGAAGTATCCAATCAGTTTGTTAAAATATTTTCTAGATTAATGCAGTTTTATAAAATAAACAAAGAGTCCACTGAAAAGATATTTTTACAATATATACCAGAGTTAGGAAAAACGTTATCGGAAATAAAACCTATAACTGTAACTCAGCCAATACGGAAAAGAAGGAGTGGTGATTCTAAAATAGATAGGTTGAAAGATGCAGCGCCCGATTTATTTGTAAATGGATATGCTAGAAACTGTCAATGTGCAGTTCAACCTATTATAGTTCCTCCTGAAGAAATAGAAGCATGGAAGAATAAAACCTTTTTATATAAAGATGTTATAAAAGAAAGAGAAGTAATGGCTTTTCCTCCTGAAGACCCAAAATGGTATTTTGTATGTCCGAACGATTCAGCTCCTTATCCAGGCGTTAAAATAAACAAAAATCTTCCTAATAAAGGTAAATATCCATACCTTCCTTGTTGTTTTAAAGACAGTCATACTATTAAAACAGCAAAATCTAATTATAATATAGGTTTTGGCGCTAAAGATACTGTAAAACAAGAAAAACCAGCTGTTCATAAAGGAACATACAAAACAAAAACAGATAAAATATTATCGCCAGGATTTTATGGATTTTTGCCTAAATCAGTTTCTGATCTGTTATCAAGATATTCAGATAATAAAAACGATATAATTAGAACAGGTGTTCCTCGTACAGTAAATTCCATGTTACACTCAGTTTCTGTAGCCATCAGCGATCAAAATTATTTAAATTTACCTAACAATGAACTAAAAGAACAATATGTATCTAATATTCGTAATATAATAACTAAACAAACTTTGCCTAATCTGTTAAAACAAGAAATGTACGATTTTACTGATGAAGAAATTATGGAAAAATTATCCAATCCCGAAGTTTTTATGGACCCTAATCTGTTTTATCGAGCTGTTGAAGAAGCTTATAATATTAATATTTATGTTTTTTCTCCGCCAAAAAAGGGATCTAATTCATCAGGATCTTTAGAAATGCCTCGGTTTAAATTATTTCATTCTAGGCCACCTAGAAATAGAATTTCGGTACTTTTATTTAGAACATGGGGTGCAGAATCAGATGCTTTGGTGTATCCACAATGCGAGTTAATTGTTGACAGAAATAACGATACCAATAAAAACATTACAAATTTTGGAAAAGAAATGACAGATTTGTTACATAAAGCTATCACAACTTTAAATATGACTATCACATGGGAATTAACCGGAGAAATAGGAAAACCTCAACAGATGATAGCTCGTAATAATTTATATTCAAGAGAAAATTTTTATGAATTGTTAAAAAGATTACCGACTAAACAATTTGTAGATGGATATGGAAAAAATAGAGGATTTATATTTCCAGTAGGATCTGATGAAATAACAGTTATAATTCCATCAACCCAACCTGAAAATCTACCTATCGGAGAAATAACTAGACCAAAATCGAATACGGTCACTTCTGTTTTTGGAAAACCTATAGGAATAACTAAAACAAACGATTTAACAGATGGGTTATGGTATCAAATGTTAGATTTAAAATATGGTATTTATATACCAATAGAACCAACCATAAACAATAACGAGATTGAACTTGGTCCTGTTAATCCTTTGGTTAAAGAAGGAAAAGATGTTGTTAAGAGATTAAATAAATTGCAGAGAGATTTGGAAATAATAATACAAATTATGATTTGGTTGTTTTTAATATCTAAAACAGATGTTTATTCTTTTATTAAGTCTTATGTTGCCATAGGAAAAGAAACTTCAACTGATAGTTCTAGTATTTATGATTTTTCTAAATTACAAAGAAAATTACCTCTTGTAAAAACTGTTGAAGAAGGAATAGAACAAATGAAACTTGTTATCCCATCTTTATTTAAATTTATGAATAGAATATACCTATATTCTAATAAATTTTATGAAGGTTTGTTATATCATCTAGAAAAATATGACAAAGAAAGAAAACCCGAAAATCCTATAATTCCAACAGTTATTTATCTTTCTGATATAACGGTAGAAGATTTTGAAAAAGATAGACATGTTGCTATTTTCACAAATGAAGAAGATATGAAAACGTGGTTAGATTCTCTGGATAAACTATCTTTTAAAAATATAATTATAGAAGATCATTTAGATATTAGTAACGCCATGAGAACTGAACCTTATTTATATAAAGCTCCTACAGGAAATATATATTTAATACAGAATGTAATAGAAGGAGATCGTCTTAGAGCTTTTAATGTAGCTTATAATTGGTATGTATATAAAATTAATACTGGGCATAAAACTGACCAATTTGTAAATGATATTCCTGTTAACGTTGTTTACGGAATATCTCCTGCTTTAGCACCTGTTATTATAGAAAATAATGCTGGTAATTCGTTAGAGTATTTGCAAATATTATCATACGGTTCGGGACAATACGGAGCGATGTTACCTTTGTTGTAGTTTGGTTTAGTTTGGTTTAGTTTATTTATATTGGTTTAAATATAAATAATGAATAAAAAATGAGCGAATCAAAACAATGTGTTTCTTATCATGGTTATGCCCGTGAATTAGCTAAAATAAGTAACGATGCTACTGTATTTTACGGAAATCGTATTTTGGCAGAACATTTAAGGAATAGAATAGAAAAATTGCATTTTGAAAAATGTGTCAAAATACATTTGAAACATTACAAAAAGTAGATTTTGAAAGACTAAAAATCCCAAAAAACTGAAATTGGGTAATAATTTGTATAAGGTTATATTATACAAATTATAGACTATTTGTTAGATATTATGGTTTGTGTATAGTAATATACAAACAATAATTAAAAATATCAAAAGTTTTATTTAATTATATATCTTATTTTTTCTATATGTAATTTCCATCTTGGAGCATCGTTCGGTTTAATTTCTAAACATCTTTCTATTTTATTTTGATCAAGTAATTTATATAACGTTTGGTTCATCTCTTTCTTTGTAAATTTAAAACCTTTGTGTTTTTGTCTGATATTTTTCCTTAAATCTGGTGTTCGTATTGGATCCTTTTGTATTTTTAACATGTCAATGATGACTTTTTCCATTTTTGATTTTTGATTTATGACAAAACAGAACTAAAAATTGATCATATTTATCATGATCATTATAAAAAATAATTATACATGAATAACGATAACAACATTAATTTTAAAGAAAAAAATAAATATCTCAAATTAGGACACAAAAAATTTTCTAGTCTTTCGGGGCCTAGGTATTCTAGGTCTCCTGAAATTTCTAAACACGTGAAATTAAAGAAAAGTTCTTTAAAACTTGTAAAAAAACGAAGTTTAAAAAATAAATCCAAGAGTAACAGTGGATCTTTATCAAAAATTATATTTAGTTCCAAACCTACCAAAACCAACAAATCAAGATCCAACAGCCCTACAGAGGAATTTAAAAAGAAATTTACTTTTAAGAACATATTTAAACTCCGCAAATCAGATGATAACACCAATATTGTTGACATAGATAATACCAACACCAATAACGATGATTTGCATTATCAAGCAATGTCTGAGATGAAAAGAGCTATGAACAGAAGAGTTTCAGAAATAGATTTGTTAGGAAATATGTGTAAAGATGTTATTAGAAAAAATCCCCAACATTCATTAGGAAATAGCGTTAACCATGTTTGGAACGTTTATGATGATAAAAGGAATATATCTGGATATTATAAATCTGGAAGAAACGGAAATAAACAATCTGCTTATATGGAAACTGTAGTATACGATATATCGGTTCAATGCTCAGTAGAAAAATATTTCGCAGCAACAAAAATAGATAAATTTTCCCCTCGATCACAAAGAAATATGGAAATTAAAAACGTTTTTCAGAAATCTGTCAGGAAAACTAGTTTATCTGATTATACTAATAACAAACCACTAGAATTAAGTTTTCAGAAAAAAATAGAAGGATCAGAATTGAGATATATAAAAGAAGAGAGAAAAATATCTTTGTTTAAAGCTTTTGCCGAGCATTACCCATTGTTAAATAATGAAATGATTAAACCTATTTATATGAAAAAATTTATAAGCAGTACAATAATTTCTATTGTTTTTGGATTGTGGGACGGTCATCCTAGAAATATAATTCTTAATAACAAAGGATTCTCATTTTTTGATAACGCTCGTTCCTTGGTACATTCTAATAAATTTAATGTATGGGGAGATAAAATCAGACTACCGTATTTTACATCTTTTATCGAAGAAGAAGAATTCTTTATAGAATTAAAAGGAGACGATATTGGCACAATCATAAAAATATTATCCAAATTTTTATCAGGTTTTAAGTTGTTTAAATATTATTTAAACAGTTTAGCTTGTAAAAAATTAATAAGGAATATATCGAAAGAATGGTTTAACAAAGAGTTAATTATCAATTCGTTTAAAGAAAGGCTTGATGTTTTGGCTAAATGGGTATCGGTAGGAGATGATATAAAAACTTTAGATGGATTGTTGTGTACGGTTTTTCCATATTATCTTTTTTCAACCATGCTATACTTGATAGATAACATACCTACAATATTGGGCGAGGATAATCATTTATTGGATGAGGATAAGGAAGTTTTATGGAGATCTTCTTTGTCTAATGTTGGTAAAATGGATGATATGATATATTTAGTCAACAGATGTTGTGAAAAAAATATAGATCCTTATGAATTATTTAAAGATTGTAAAGATTGTGGAAATAATAATCATATCGATATAATAACTAAAATAATATCTAAAAACTATTACACTAAAAACATAAAAGAAAATACTAAACGTGTTAAGTTGTTTCTATTTGATAACTGTGTTTTTGATTTTAAAGAATGCACTAATATTTCATCTTGGGTTTTATCGTTTTTGAATCAGTATTCAGAAATAAGAGGAATAAATATTTTTGACCCCGACAAATCAACGTTACCTGCTGATGTGATAGAAAAGGGATTTTTAAAATCTGTTATTGGATCATTGTTCAAAGATGGATACTTTTTAACGTTTTATGATAGTGATAACGAGGTGTATTGTTCTATATGTTATATTAATAATAACGGGACTATAAAAATAGACAAGTTTGAAATATTATTTGGAGGGACAATAGAATTTTTAGTTGGTGGTAATTCATTAAAATCGTTGGAAGAGTTTTATAATTGGTTAGGACAATACAAGGACAGATCTGTTAAAAACGAAGAGGATATATACGATTTTGTAAAACAGTATAGTGTTTATTATAAGAACGATTATATGATTAAAATAATAGAAAGTTTTAACATAACATATATAGACATAGATAAATATGAATTGACTGATGAAAACGTTAAACAAATAAATGAGTATGAAAAAGATTATTTAAAGTCAGAAGGAGTATTTGTGTATGTTTATCCAGAAAATATATCAGAAGAGAAATTTATATTAAAATATGTTATTGATGATGAAATTATGAAATTATCGATGGATATAAACGATGCGGGTGATGTGGTCACAAAAAATATTAATGGTGATGACAAATCAAACACATATAGTATTGAAGAATTCGGATTATGGTTAGAATGCTTCAAAATTATTTATATTTAATATTATATTAATTAATATTAAATACTAGTTATCGTTATCTTATATCTAGATCAAGCCAGTCTAATTTCGTAGTCTAATTTCTGGTGGATTTTTTACATCATTTCCCCGCATATAAAACGCTTCTAATTTTGTTAAATTAGATATTTCTTTGGGTATTTCTGTTAGTTCATTATTTTGAACCAGAAGAACTTTTAAATTAGTTAATTTACCTATTTCTTTTGGTAATTCTTTTAGTTCATTATCATTCAATTCAAGAATTTTCAAATTAATCAAATTACCTATTTCTTTTGGTAATTCTGTTAATTTATTATTTTTTAAACTGAGAGCTCTTAAATTGATTAAATTGCCTATTTCTTTTGGTATTTCTTTTATTTCCTCATTATGACCCAGATTAAGAACTTCCAAATTAATTAATTTTCCTATTTCTTTTGGTATTTTTATAATATCGTTCGCAGCTAAATTAAGTGTTTTTAAATTAGTTAAATATCCTATTTCTTCTGGTATTTTTATAATAATATTCGCAACTAAATTAAGTGTTTTTAAATTAGTTAAATATCCTATTTCTTTAGGTATTTCTCTTAGGCGTTTAAATGATAAATCAAGATTTTCTAATTTCAGCATTTGTTCTACAGTTTCTTTCAGTTTCAATTTATCTTTGAGGGTATACAGAACATAATATTTTTTTGGTAAAATAGTTTTGAATAATTTAATAGGATATTCAACTCCAAAATCGTTTCTTAATTTATTCCTCCAAAAGTTATTGCTTTTGCAAACTATTCTGTCTACTCTTTTTGAAGTTCTACAAAAGTTTAAAATATCTGGATAATTTAACAACAGAGCTATTGTCACAATCTCGTTTATACCCATATCGTCAAATTTTCTTTTTTGCATTTTATTTTTATATAAAAATAAAATATTAAATAAAATAAAGATGGATAACTTTGGATGTTTTTATAATCCGAGACCCTCTCCTGGTAGGTGTATTAAAGATATCAGATCTAGTATTATAGAATCGAAATGTGAAATAGCTGATAATCAGTGTATATTGAAAAGAGACGATGAAACAGTTAAGAAATTATTAGTTCCCACCTCTTTAACTCTTGACAAGATTAAGAAAAGAACCAACCAAGAACCAGATAAAATTTACATTGATAAATTAATAGGGCCTTTTTCTATATCCATGTTTAAATTTAACGGTGATACATTTATACTTATCGGAGAAACTCATAATGTTACCCCTGAAACAGCTATTGGTTCTTGCCCTGACGGGAAAGAAAGATTAGATATTTCCCTGACCAACGACAAAATACTATACACAGGAACATCTAAAAATTCCATGGATATTGTTCGTTATCTATACCAAATCACCCAATCTGGAGAAAGTAGGAAGAATAAGATGTTGGATATTTTTATTGAAGCTAGTTATCGTATCAGTGGAGGTAAAAATATATCTCCTGTTTCAAGAGGAAATTTAAAACGTCTAGATGATATATTTAAACATTGTTTATTTGACGATAAAGAAAAATGTAATTTAAAATACTCTAGAATACATTATTTTGATTTTCGGGGTATAGCTGGGAAAACTAAACAATATACCACTTTTGGAAAATTATTGGAAATATATTATATTAAAGATTTAAGATATGGATTCATCAATGATTCTATTCATTTACTCTTTAACATTGCCACCGAGATATACAATTCTAAACTTAAAGAAGACTATGAAAAAATTATTATTCTATCTCAGATATGGGACATTTTAAAAATGATTCTGATTGACACAAAATTTATAAATAGATGGTTGAACTTAATTATTTACGAAGATGATAAATATGAAGCACTTAGAAAAATGTATCCGTCTGAACTGGTAAATAAAATAGAAGAAAAAATAAATGAAATTCTTCCTTCGTTGCAAAAACAATATGGAGTAGATTCGTATATTGGAAATAAATTACAACATCTGATGAATTCTATAAGATTTTTTAGAGAGAACCCGAAACATGTTAGTCATATGTATAAGGCACAGAAACAATTGGATAGGTTGATGAAAGAAAATCCCAGATTAGGACTAACAATATATGATTATTATAAATTGAATCCTCATCAAATGGATGTTGTTGATTTTTCTTGGTTTGATCATATAGATTCTATGTTTGAAATCCAAAATATACTAAAACTTAATAATGAAAAAATGGTTATAAAAGAACAATACAACAAAGATATCAGAAAAATAATGGATATATTTTCTTTATCTAGATTATTGCGAAAATTTGGAGAAACTGAAGGTAGTGTTAAAATTGTTTATATGGGTGACGGTCATGTAGGTGATTGGTTGAAATTCTTCCAAGAAACAGGATTAGTTTCACGTAAAAATATTACTAAATTATTTTCAAATCCTAATAAATGTCTTACATTAACCGGAGAAATAAAAGAAGTTATTAATAAATTAATTTGATAAAATTAACCAAAAATAAAAGAAAGAAAAATGATTTACATTTGTTGACAAAGATATAAATCAAAACGATGTCAAACATTCGCGCATCCAACAGAATCTCACTCAAACGAAAGAGAGAAACTATGTTAAAAGGATTGTCAATAGAGAGGGGTAAATACGTTAAAATCGATGATAAATTGTTGAAGCGATTGAAACCTGTTGAAGAGCACAGACCAAAACCAAGTCCCTTTGAAAAGTGTGAGGATTTCTCTTCAGTAATGAAGGAAGGTTCAAAAATAACTTTGGGATGTATTGAGAAATTTTCCAAGAATTTTAATTCAGATCCTGTTTCGGTAAAAATGGCTGAAATTATTGGTAATTGGCCAGTAGAACTAATAGCACTGAAAAGAAGTGTGGCAAAAACTGATAATTGGGATTATAACGTTAAAGTTACTGGAACTCCTAAAGTATGTAACCAATTGTCTTCAGGTCGTTGCTGGAAATTTGCTGCTCTTAATGTGTTAAGATATGACTTGATGAAAAAATTAAGCATCGATCATCGGTTCGAGTTTTCCCAATCTTACCTATTTTTCTATGATAAGATAGAAAGAGCTAATCTATTTCTGGAATATATGTGGAGATTAAGGAACAAAGATCTCTGTGATCCAAAAGTAAGATTTTTTACTACCCCCGAAACCCATTTTATGTCTGATGGCGGAGATTATCAATATTTCACAAACTTAGTAAATAAATACGGATTAGTTCCTAAAAATATTTACAACGATAGTCTTAATTGTGAATCTACTGGATTCATGAATGATACGCTCATCGAAGTTTTAAATCATATGGCACTAGAAATTTTTAGAAAAAACCAGTGGTCTCGAAGTGATTTTGATTATGAAAAGGAAGAATATATGAGGATTATCCATAATTTAGTAGTTAAATTTATGGGAGAACCTCCCAAACCTAATGATAGTTTTGTTTGGTCTTACAAAGATGATCAAGGAGACACACATTTTATTAAAGATTTGACTCCTGAAAAATTCTATAGAATAGTTGTGCCCCACGAATCGACCAAGATTACTATAATTCATGATCCTCGTCATCCAGAAACACAATATATCTCGTCGTGGCTTGAACATGGTTTGGCTATGCAAGGAGGTCTTCCTACAAGTATGATTAATCTTCCGTTAGATACATTCAAGAGTATTGTTTGTGAAAGTTTGAAAAACGATGAACCTGTATGGTTTGCTTCTGATGTGTCAAAAGAATTTGATTACGAATCTAACACATTTGATACAGAGAGGTTCGATTTCGATGGTTTGTTAGGGGTGGATATGAAATATTCCAAGGCAGACATGTTAGATGTCCTTACATCGATGCCTTCTCACGCCATGGTATTTAACGGCGTTGATACCATTGATGATGTTGACGGGAGAACAGTATCTTATAAAAAGTGGAGGATCGAAAACTCTTGGGGAAAAAATAGTATAGATCCTGATGATGAACCCGATAACGGTTTTTGTAGAATGTCTGACGCTTATTTTGATAAATACGTTTATACAGCAGTAGTTGATTTAAGATATTTTAAACCTGAAGATATGAAAAAGATAATGAAAAATTCTAAAAAGGGTAGATCTTACATATATAAGTCTACTGATGCCTTTGGAACAGTAGCTTCATGCAAACATTGTATGAGTAAAAAGTGATATTTTTTATATTAAATATTAATATAAAAAATGGATACATTAGATTATATAATAAAGTTAGAAAAACATCTGGATGATAGAAGTTTAATAAATCTATCGCGTACTTCTAAAGATTATTTATTTATTATTAACAACAATAACATATGGAAACAAAAATGTAAAAGACTTACAAATAAATTATATTGTGATGGTAGTTTAGTAGATATTGAAAAATTAGACCCTGAAACAGATTGGAAAAAGTTATATATAGAACGTCTTCCTGTGTATGTAAAACCATCTGTAACAAAGAAATACCATTTAGAATACATTTCTCACCCATCAGGGTGTCATATAACTAGATTATCGTCATGGGGTGATAGTTTGGTAGTTGGTACTTCCTTTACTATAAGCAATGGCAGCGAGTATTATATAATTGATGTGAAAGATAATCGTGTACTTATGGTTGATTTGTTACTTGATAAAAAAGATAAATACTATTTGAAAAGCAGTGCTCATAAATATAAAATATCCAAGGGGGAGAAATATTATAATATGTATATGTATATAAAAGGAAAGGGTAGTGTCAAGATTCCTTGGAAAAGTATTTAATTTAATATTTGTTAAATATTAAATTTCATTAGTTTTGAAAAGTAGTGTCTCTGATAGATTGTCTTTTTGCGTTATAATAACGTACATCGATGTCCAAACAGCAGATATAAGAAATATGTTCAGTGATATTTTTACCAAAAGTGACATATTCAAAATTGAAAATTACATCTTTAATTTTTACAAGTGTGTCCCACAAAGTGCTTCCTCCCTGCCCACTATCATCGCAATCATAAATTTTTACAAAGTTATTTTCTTTTAACATGCTTAGCTCATTGTTATTTTCAACATATTTAAGCTCGTTTTCTCCTTCTCCATCGTCCAACCATTTGATCAATTCTGGACTAAGTTTTTCGGTGCACAAACGAGGTTCCTCGGTATTGTCCAGAATATTTATCAAATAATCATATAATTCATTTTGTGTAGTAATTTTATTAGACATT